TGGAATATAATTGGATTATTTTTAAATATATTTTTACAGTTATTAGGTTGTTTCATAAAAGTCGAGGTTGAACCTTTGTTTTTTTATTTAAAGAAAAAAGCCAGCTAAGATAAATTTCTTCACCTTAACTTGCTTTTTCCAGGACCTATTCAATTTCACACTCTATTTCTATACCATCTAATAAAGTAACAATAATTTTTTCCCTTCAAACACAGTGATCTTTTCTATAATCCTAAAAAACAAATCTATATCAAACACTTCTATTACTTCTGTATTTCCAACTATTTCTATGAGCTACTTTGCTATCTGTGTCTTGTTATAGCCTTTTTTTAATAATGTTTCTATTGTTGTACGCATTTCTACCCCCAACATATATTTCATCTCCCTTTGCAGCGTTTATTTAATTTAACTACAAAGGCAACTTTTTTTCCATTCAAGTGGATAATTTTCTTGCACTTTTTCGGGTAATTTTATCTTACCACTAACACCTTAAATTTCTTTGGATTATTAATTGAAGCTTTGTGAGAACCTTTAGCAATTGTCATAGCCTGTGTAGATAACCAACCACACATAGCAGTTATAGTAAATGTTAGATACTGTGGCTTAGACCATCTTTTTTATACTCAGCCATCACAGTTTCTATAATTGTTATTACCTCTTTATCTGTATAGTTTTTTAGCAGTTTGCTCTTTACTAGGTGCATATCTCTTTGCCACACGACATTATAGGAAGTGTTATATTCTTTCTCAAAAGCTTCACAAAAAATATCTCTATAACTCTTTTAGTTGACATTTTACCCTCTAGTTCCCCAGCTTCTTTAGTTACTGAGTAAATACTTTTCTTTCTGACCTTTCCAACAATATCTCTCCTTAAAAGTGGCTCTCCTTCAATTTCAACTTCTACTAACTTCTTTATAGCTTTGTTCACAGTAGTTTTGGAAACATCTGATATTTTAGCTATCTTTGCTTGTGAAGGGAAACAGTTACCTTCTGCATTGCTAAATGAAATTATGGTTTGGAACTTACAATTACAGTTAAAGCCACTAGACCTTCCAATGAAGCCCTAATCAGAAGTTTCAATATAATGCCACAAATAGTAAAAGAACTAGAACAAGAAAAGCAAACACAAAAAAAGGATTGAGGATTATTCCCCAGTCCTTCTTTTGTTTTGAGTGCTAAAGCCTGTTATATTCTACTACCTATAATCAGATTAACCATATCCAGTAACTTATTTATTACATCTTTTATTTTGTAAGACTGAAAATACTTTATCTTGGATATACTATGTCTGTAAATAAATTATTAGGAGGTGATTTTATGAACCTAACAAGTACGCCCAATAGATTAATAAATGAGAAATCTCCATACTTACTTCAACATGCACACAATCCAGTCAACTGGTATCCCTGGGGAGAAGAAGCATTTACAAAGGCAAAATCAGAAGATAAGCCTATATTCCTATCTATTGGGTACAGCTAGGCTCGTTTCTGTACGTGCCATTGGCATCATAATTGGTAACGATACTATATATTCTTAACATATGTATCATCAATTTCATTATTCAAATCATAAATCTTATTTGGAGTAATAATTACAGTTTAACAACACTTTAGGACGTAAAAAAGGGTAAAAAAATAGAGCCTTTTGAGACTCTTTTATACTATTTAATTTGTTGCTTTAAGTTTTGCTAGGTCATTCCAATTACTAGAGGTAATTATTTCTACATTGCTTACATCTTTACTTAGTGCTTTTAAATCTCCTTGTATATGTGCAATATCGTTGCCCATTTTTTCTTGCTCCGCTCTCATTACATCTGTTTTATGCTCCAAGGCTTTTAATATACTGGTGTTTTCGGACACTTGATTTTTTAATCCTTGTGTGTCACTTTTTATTTCCTGTATATCATCTCTAATTGGCTTCAATTCTTCCTTTAATAACTGTTTAATCATTACCATTAAATCATTATTATCAATACCCATTTTTGTATACCTCCATTTAATTTAATTATACTTATATATAGTTTAATATGTCAATCTCTAATAATCTAAAATTCAGGGCAAACGCATAAAGAGTTATAATCTCTTATGTCCCAGAGAAATTCTTACAGGAAAATTATTTCTATTTCTGCTTCCTTAGTATCTACTTTCTTCCATATCACACTATCTAATATAGTTCGGTATAATTTGTTTTTATCTTTTACATCTTCTATCATATCAATGTTTTCAAGAAAATAATTTATAATATTCAATCTTTCTTCATCAGTAACCTGTTCTTGAAATTTCAACTGCTTCTCTAACAGAGAGATTTGGCTTTTAGTTTCTAAAATTTTACTATTCCATTTGGATTTCCTTCTTAAAAATTCTTCTCTACTATAATCTCCCAAATCATATGAATCTTGTACTTTCTCAAGAGCCTCTTGAAATTTTTTTAGTTCCCTGCGTTTTGATTTTAATTGATTTATAGTGAGATTTTTTCCTTTATTATTTATACCCTGCAGTTTGTTTAAAACTTCTTTTTTATATTGTATAATGGCTTTTTTTATTTCATCTTTTACTGGCTGCAAATATCCTCCTCTATTAATACACCTTTTTCCACTGCTATCTGAATATCTGCAGCACCTAATTAAATCTTTTCCATCCTTTTTTTTCTGAATCTGCATCGTATGTCCGCAGCATCCACACCTTAATACTCCCGTAAATTCAGTCTTTGAAGCTCTTGCCCCTGCTGGTATCAAAGTTCTTTTCTTAATTAACAACTGTATTTTATCAAATTCATCTTGTGTTATTATAGCCTCATGGCAATTCTCAACTATTATCCACTCTTCTCTAGATAACTTTCTATAATTTTCAGAAGAAGACTTTTTTATTTTGTGGGCATCCCCTTTTTGTTTATTGCTTATGATTTTTCCTAAGTAAGTTTCACTTGTTAGTATTCTGTATATTGTCACATGTGACCAAATTTTCCCCTGTCGTGTCCTAATTCCTTGTTCATTTAAATTCAGTGCTATTGAATTGGGACTCAACCCATCCAATGCTTTCTCAACAATATATCTATATATTTTAAATTCTTCATCATTAACAACCAGGCCTTTTTCATTATATTTATCTTTATATCTCTCATAACAATATCCAAATGGCGGCGAACCATTAGTCCATTTTCCCATCCTGGCACCAATCTTTTTTCCTTGTCTCAACCGTTTCGTAATCATTTTATACTCTTGCCGTGCTAGTAATCCCTGGAAATCTGTATAGGTATCATCAACTTCATTATTTAAATCGTAAACTTTATTTGGGGTAACAATTAATGTATCTGTCTTTTTTAATATCTTTTTTATTGTATCCTGTTGTCCCATATCACCACGTGATAACCTATCATAATCAACTACAAGTACTGCATCATAAATTTCTGATTGAATATCTTCTAGTAATTTTTTCATTACAGGCCTTAGTTCAATACTATCAGAAGTCCCTATTTCCTTATATTCAACATACTTCCAATTATTCTTTTTACAAATATCTGAAAGGATAGTTTCATGCTTAACTAAATCTTCTTCCTCACCTCTGCTCTTCCTAAGGTACATTGCAACATAGCGAATATTATACTTTTTATCGCCAGTCATTGATGAATCCACCTCCTTTTGTCTCACACATGATAAAATTGTTTTCACTATATATCAAGTTAAATTATTCATTTATCAATGCCTTTACCTCCTTAGTTTAATATTTTTGATATTATAAATATTGCTATCTGGGTAACCACAACTAGCATTATTGTTTTTGTGGTATCGTCCCACTTCTTGGCCGGTTTATCCTCTACTACTTTTATCCTTGCAGACAGCTCTTTCATATCAATTTTCAGAGCTTCTATAAGTGCACTGTCCGGTGGATGCCTTTCAAAACTATCTATTTTATCTGCTATTACTTTTACACTGTCTTTTATTTCATTTAAAATATTAAATATCATAGATACCCTTTCCTCATTTTTGTCCCCCTGCCTTTCTAATGCTCCCACCCTATCTTGAAGCTTTAAAGTAATATCATAAACCTTTTTCTCCGATTCCTTTAAATCTTTTTCAAAACCCTCCATCTTATTTTTTAGATTTTCAATTTGCACACAATCTTTACAATTCTTATCCTCCAATTTTTCACCCCATTTCCTTCAAAAAATAAAAAAAGACATCCTAAAGATATCTAACTAATGTGCCGGCATATCCAGTGGATATACGTAATCACACGTAAAGTCATATTGTATTTTCATTGTATTGGTTGGCGTTTTGGTTACTGCTTCAGGTAGAAGGGTATGTGCTGAAGCCGGAACAATATACTGCTGTTTTAATTCTCCATACGTGGTACTGCTGTATGTAAATAAAGTAGAGGTATCATTATCCCAAACGACACTATCATATGAACTTGAAGTAAAACCTCCAGCTCCGTATAGAGTTAAATCATTATTTAACTCTACAGCAGTATTGTACTGTATAATTGAATAAAATTTATTATTTGGTATCTTAGTGATATTTATAAAGCCAGAACTTCCAGTATACACTTCAACCTTATCAGAAAATGTTCCATCCTTGTTGTACCTTGCTATACAGCTTTTATATTTAGCACTTGCACCTGAAGTATCAGTACAGCCATTATATGTTATATAAACATAGGCACTATCTGCAGCAATATCAAAAAATTTCACATTATAAACAAGGTCAGCTGGTATGGCAGCACTTTTTGGGTAAGATGCAGCTACAGCAAAATTCTTATCTAACTTTTTAAAAGACCCGTCACTTATAAGTATCCAGAAGTTTGTACCATCATAAGCTACAGCTTTTGCTGCTATAGGAAGAGTTATATTATCCTTCTTAGTTCCAGCTGCTTTGTCATAAACATATAAAGTTGTTGAACTATTCTTTAATACATAAAGATTTACTCCATCTGTACATAAATTGTAAGCAGGTAATGAAGCTGTGCTTGTTCCTGCCTCTAGTGTTCTTTTAGGATACACAGCATTAATTTTAGGACTTTGCGCAGTAGAGCTATCACTAGCTCCCCCAGTCCAGTATATACTTTTAAAGGTTCCATTAGCTGCATTCGTCGGAAAATCTATTACAAAATGCCTTGTACCAATTGTTTCACTACTTGTTCTTGTAGTTTCACTATTGTTTACAGTGCCTCTCAAGTTATCACTTCCACTATATGTGTACCATGCATCGGCATACCCCACAATACTTCCCCAGGTGAAGTAGTCATAAACATCTTCTGGTATATCGCCTGTAGTTAAAACCATTACTCTAAAAGGATAAGTAGTAAATATATCTTTTAATAAAATTTCCTTCATGTTATCTAATATAGGGTAATAAAAACCATCAAGATAAGCCATGTTGCCAAATACAGCTGATATTCTATTTTCACTTTTAGCTTCATAGGTCTGCTTTCCCGTTAAGACATCATAAAGTTTTACTGTAGCTGTGCCTGTGAAGGGTAATATTAACTTTTTCTTTGGAATTTCTATTTTAGTTCCTTTTATTAGGTCTTTGCTGTAGGCAATGCTATTTTTAAAAGTCATGATGCTCCTCCTCTCTACTTATTTTCTATATTTTTGAATATAAACTTATATACTTAAAGTGTTAAAAATTTTTCGTGATCTTGATTTAAATACCTAAAAAAAGCCTCTACCATAAGGTATGGGCTTGAATCGTATAATAAGAATATTGTGCAACATCAAGAGCATAAATGTTCTTTTTTTTGAATAAGTAATAGCTTATTTATAAACTATACTTTAATAAGAAGTTTTTTAAAGGTTGTGTAAAATTATATTGCACAAACTCAATTATTTACTTTAACAATTTTAATATTTCTTTTTTTAATTTTCATCCTCCATGTATATATTTTATCCATTATACTAGTAATACACTGTACAAAGAAAAATACCATTATGAATATTAATGGAAAAAAGTATCTGCTTTGACCTTCTGTTATAAATTGAGTTATGCTGATCATATAAAAAAGCATCAGAAGGTACACCTCAAACTTATAATTTATATCATCCTTGTTCCCTGTATTTTTAATTAAATCTATAATTTTCATTACACTCAAAATTAAAATAGATATAAGTGCAGGAATAAATACTATTTTTCTTATATTTTGAGTAATCATTTGTAATTCATATTTTTGTTCATAGCTAAAATTGGCTCCTGGAAATGTCCAAAAAATATCTTCACCTGCAAGATATGTGTTATTTAATCTCATAATTCCTAATTGAACAAACCTTGTAGGATGTGATATTATCCATTTTAAAGCTGCTACCTTAAATATCTTACAACGAGTAGCCCTGTTTCCACTTTTGTAAGACGCAGTATTTACAACTGAGTTTTTCACATCACTTGCAGCCATCCAACCTCCAGTATTATTTTGCGAATTATTATTTATGTAAAGAACAACTCCACTATTTGTTGAAACATATGTAGGCTGTCCCATAAGCCTTGAATTTCGTATCACTAGTGGTGAGATAGTTAGAAGTGTAAAGAGAAGTATAATCAAACTTGATATCACTGTTTTCTTTAACTGTCTTGTACAAATTGACTCCACTAAAAAAATTCCTAACATATACACTAGAAATGATGCATGTATAATTGTAATAAAACCTGTTAGAAGTCCCATGTAAATATACTTATACTTGGTCTTAATTAAATAAATATAAGTTGCCATTAACAACGCTGTAGTCATTAATATTTCTTTAGCTAAAATACTGTTGTAAAATATATTATTAGGGAATAGTACAAATATAATAAAAGTTATTCTTTTTACTGATTCCTTAATCTCTAATTTTCTTAATATATAATAGAATAATATGTAGTTTGTACCTGTTAAAATCAAATTAAATATTTTTGCCTTAATAATTCCTGCTCCAAATATCCAATATACAAAACCTAATGTAATTGGATAACCAATAGCTTGCCTAGTATCTCCCCAAAAACCTCCATTTGCAATATCTATTGCAAGCTGGTTGTAGTAATTAAAGTCAGAAATAGGTGTTGTCTTTACAAAAACAACCCACAAAATGCTCAATATTAATCCAAATATCATAACTATATAATAGTAATAATTTCTAACTTTATTTAGTAATAAATGCACTAAAACCACTCCTTTTTAATGTTTCATTAAAAATAGCACATATAAATAATATAGGATATATTTTAATTATATTGATGAGTATAATAATAGGCTCTATGACTTTAATCGAAGTCTGTGATATTTTAACTATTATTGAAACACAGAAAAAATATTGAGAATTGGATATTATGTATTATTTTTACCATTTTGTATTAATTACTTGTAATTATATCATTTATAACCAGTTAGTTTAACATAATTAATGAAGACTCTTTGGTTTCTTCATTAATTAAATAGTTATCTGCAAGAGCATCTCC